GATACGTGTAAAGGTGGTTGCCAATACATCGCTTTGGTGTGATAGCCAAATGGACGTTCTCCTTCGTGACAATGCGAAAAGAAGCATCAAGGAACGGCTAGGGATGATCGAGCATATTCACGATCACATATGGGAGGTAGGTGCAATACTCGGAGATGTGGTGAATATCTATTATGAGGATGTACCGTTGAAAGAGCTGGGAATTGATCAAACTGGCAAAGCGCAATGTCTCATTTTCGAAACCGATATCCGGAAGGAGTATAACGAAAAGATTTATAATCTATATAGAACCGGAAAGATTAAACAGCACTCGATCGGTTTATTCTATGTTACCCTGGAGCTTGCAATTAATGATCCCGACTACGAAAAGGAAATTGATTTCTGGAATAAGTACTATGACCAGGTAATCAATAAAGAGGTGGTTGATGAAAGCGGCTACTTCTGGGTTGTGTCTGAAATAAAACTCATGGAGAATTCTGCCGTACTCTTCGGCAGCAATATACTGACTCCCACATTGGAGGTCGATGGTGAATCTCAAAAGAGCACTTCCGACGAGCCGCCCGTTGGCACTCCCGGTAAGCCGCAGGAAAAAAACGAGGCGCCACCACCACCTGTAGTCGATTGGAGTAAGATCGCAGATCGTTTAACTATTTAATTATTATCAATGAAACACATTTCAATCAAAGGAATTAAGGTCAACAGGTGGATGTTATTCTGCGCAATGGCGTTACTGACAGCCCTGTTGTATTTGTTTGGAGGCAACCAGCATCCTGGTGAAGTGCTGGCTGAGGTAGGCGCCGGCGCTATCGTTCTCACCGAGGAGGAAAAAGCCGGTATGACCGAAGCCGAGCAAAAGATGATGATAGCCGTAAAAAAACTGATCAACCACAATGTTGAAGATGCGAAGAAAGGATTGATCACTTCCACCCAATTACAGGCACAGATCAAAGAGTTAAAGGATGGTCTCACTACACAGGAGATCAAAGCCCTGAAGGATGAGATCACCAAGATGGAAGGTATCCTGAAAACACAGGGCACCGAGCTGAACGCTCTCAGAGAGCGCGGCGGTGAAGTTGATAAAGGCCTATCTTTCGAAGAAGCCTGGGAAAGCAATCTGGAAGCTATTAAAGAAATCCGGGCCAATGGGCAGGGCTTTAAGCGCTTCTACTTCGGTGAAGTAAAGGCTGAGAAAGATAAAGATGGTAACGACAAAAAGAAGAAATATGTCGATGGCATTAACCGAATGTTCAAGGTCGCCGGTGTTACTTCCGTTGCCAACTCTACCGCATCCAGCCCGACCCAGGTAACCAACCCTTATTCACCATTCCCTCAGCAGTTGCCCGAGATCATCGGCGTTCGTCGCAATCCAAACTTCGCGACCAATTACGTTGATGTTGGTAGTACAAACGCTGCCGTGTTAACCTGGACTGAAGAAGGGAATAGCGAAGGCGATGCAGCCATTACAACAGAAGGTAACGTTAAGCCACTGCAGGACAAGAAGTTCATTGACCGGATCAGCAAATACAAAAAGATGGCAGGTCACATTATAGTGACTGAAGAGATGGAGGAAGATACCCCTCGTATTGCAACCTCTGTTCGCCGGCTGTTCCAGGAGAATGTAATGCGTAAGTATGACGATCAGGTATGGGCTGATATAATCGCCGTTGCACCTGGCTATACCTCCACAGCCCTGGATGATCAAATCGACAATGCTGATGACTACGCTGCGATCGGCGCCGCCTTCTGTCAACTGGAAAACCTGAATGCATATCCTGACACCATTTGTATTAATCCTTCAGATAAATGGAGGATGAAGCTGCAGAAAGGGACCGATGGCCACTATGTGTTGCCTCCATTTGTTGTGGGTGATCGGACTTTTGACAGCGTTCGCGTTGTTACTTCCAACAAAGTGGCTGCCGGCAACTTCCTGGTTGCTGAGATGAATAAGTACAAAGTGGACATCTATAAATCATTCAGCCTGCGTGTTGGTTGGCAGAACGATGACCTTGTGAAGAACCAGTTCACAATTGTGGGTGAGATTAAGTTCCATAGCTATGTAGCTACCAATGACCTGGTTGGTTTCTGCTATGCTCAGTTCGCTACTGTGAAAGCAGCTATTGAGAAACCATAATGAGACCATAATACTCTTTAAATTAATCCGTCACTTAATCCTGCCCTTTCATTAAAATTTTAATAATCAAAATGTTTTTATATGGCAGACGAGAAAAAGCCACAAGAACCTAAACAGGCTGAAGGTGCTACACCTGGCAAAGAAAAATCGACATCCAAGTTAAAAGCTGCAGTGAGACCTGAAGAAGGTACTGTTGTTTCTTTCGCTGATAAGATGTGGATCCAAGGTACTGGCAATAGCAAACACCTTGCCTCTGACAAAAAGTATGAGGTTAATAGAATCCATGGTGAACAGCTGATAAAAAAGGGTGCAGCCAAAGAAACTACGGCACCTCCTAAAGCTCAACCGAAACCGAAAAAAGCAAAATCCGAAGACGACGAAGAAGACGATTAATCAATGCCTTTAATCGATAGATCATATTTCGTGGGGGAATTGAACATTCCGAACACCGACCGGCCGGAGATCCAGGAGCGGCTCGACTTGTTCATTGAAACATATGAAACCGAGTTGCTCCGTGATCTGCTGGGCTACCCTCTGTACAAAGCCTTCATGAATGGCCTACAAGGGGCACCTGTAGATCAGAAATGGACCAACCTGCTGGAAGGTGTGGAATATACCGATCAGAGTGACCGGCTCACCAAATGGCGTGGGCTTGTCTCATTGCCACTGGACCTGGTTAATGCCATCGATGCCTCGAATACCATTACCATTGTTGTGGGCCGTGGTACATTGATCGATGGGCAGTCGGGCCTATTGCTGGATCCGATCATTGGCACCAATAGCGTTCCGCTTCCTTCCTCCCTCATCGGTAAGGACTTTATCGTCGAACAGCGCGGCGTTGGCCAGCTGAGTTCAGATGAGTGGTCTATTACCGGTGATAACCGATTGCAGTTGGCATCAGGCCAGTTCGGCGACGGTGATAAGTATTTCTATAAAGCAGCAACGCTTTCGTTGAATACTGTTACCGGAAACGCGAAGAAGAGCCTCATTGCCAATTATGTCTACTGGCACTGGATGGCCGATCAGGTGAGCCAAACGGTAGGACTGGGAGAGGCGGCAACCAAAGCGGAGAATGCCACCATGGTCAGCCCGGCTGCGAAAATGCACCGAGCCTGGAATGAGATGATCCGCTGGGTTGAAGAGATGGTTTGCTATCTCGATACCAAGAGATCTATCTATCCCGAGTGGCAGGATATGAATCGGTATAAGTTTTCACGGCAGTTCACAACCACAAACACATTCGGAATATAATGGACATTATTGTTATACCGGACCTTTTTAAGGCAGTTGCTGCCAAGGTGAATGAGGCACTCAGCACCCGGGCAACCGATCCTTTCACGGTATACTTTGATTATGGCCATTATAACGAGGTGACCCGAAACCTGACCAGCAAAGACGGAAGCGTCAGTCAGAAGGGAAAGAAGTATCCTTTAATCTGGCTGGTGATGGACTTTGTTGAGAAGGTTGGCGCCACTACCGATTACTGTGAGTTGCCTGATCTGCAGATATTAATTGCAACTGTAACCACGCCGGCGATCACAGCAGCTCAAAGAATAGAGAAGACGTTTAAGCCGAGGCTTTATCCTATCTATTCTGAACTGATGGACCAAATCGAGCAGTCGGGTTACTTTTCTGTAGGAGATGCAGAGGCAATTCCCCACGAAAGAATCCTGCGCCCGTATTGGGGTGGCCAGGATGGTTTTGGAAACGGAACCGCAAATCTATTCAATGACTTTATCGATGCTATCCAGATTCGGAAGCTAAAACTGAATGTCAACGAATCGGTCTGCGATGAATTCAATTTATTATCATAACAACTTATAACAATGAAGAAATTTCTTTTAGTCGCCGCTATTGCCGCATTGGCATTCACCGGCATAGAAGCAAAAGCCCAGGGCGGTACCGGTAGCCTTACCTGTACAAACACCCTGGCGCTCGACACTGTTACCAATACCGAAACGGTAAACTTGTCAATCGGTACAACCGGCAAATTGAAGTTCGACGGCGCTGGCTCATTCATATTGACCGTAACAAAGATCAGCGGTACAGTTGGCGGCACTGCCACCTTGCAGGGTAGCCATAACGGAACCGACTGGGCAGGCATCGCAACAGCATACACGGTTACTGATGCTACTCAGACAAAGAGTTTCGATTTCGATCGTAGCAAGTATTCCTATTACCGCATCCAGGTTGTAGGTACCGGTACTATGTCGGCATCGGTAAAAGGTACATATCTCGGTAAGGCGGCATAACAATAAAGCTTCCTTATCGAGGATTTAACCAATTTTTTCAACTATTAATTTATTACTATGCTTGGAATAGATGTATGCGGCACGCTGGGTGGTAACACCGGTAAGCCCGCCTGCGATGTGGTTATGGGGAAGATTAGATACCCAATGCCCACTCGCGGTAAAGTATTTACAGCCGAAGAGCTTAGCAGCTCCGCGGCATTTAAAGCAGCGTTAACGACCGCTATGCTGCAGTCAAGGACCAGCCTTGATAAAATATTCTGCTTTCCCAAAATGAGGGTAGTAACCGATAATACGGCTGAACCTAATACTGCCTCCCTGGCTGATGGTTATGAAGAAGTGCTGAATGAAAGTTTAGCCTTATACCAGGTGGAATCTACTGTGGGGGTATGTGTAAACCAGGGCATGTCAAACTTCAACGGATGGAAGGATAAAAATTTCATTGTTGATGATAAAAACATCCTGTGGTATCACATTAATGAAGATGGCGATGGCGAAGGCTTTACCATGGGCAACATGTACACTCCACCACCCAGGTGGGGCAACTCATCCAACATCAACACCGTGAAATCACGTTTGCTTTTCGGTGACCTGGATGAATTTAAATCGAATGTGGGCGCCCTGAAACTTGACTTTGATCCTTCAAAGCTGGTTAACATTGTCGATGTTACCCTGGTGGAAAAAGCCGCCCAGGCCTCTAATGTATTTACCATCGGTGGTATTGTGAAGTGCGCCGGCACTGATATCTACACCTCCTATTCCTCAGGACTCGCAAACGTAGCCCGATGGGTGGTAACACGTCTGGATACCTTGGCTACTATAACAATCACTTCTGTTACAGCTGATGCCACAAATAAAGGATGGGATATCACTTTGGATAATACGGCATAT